GTCCACACTAAGAAGGAGAGTGATAGATGACCTACGAAATGGCCAAATTGGAGGAACTTGATCGATTGCTTGGAGAAGTACATCAATTGTTGATGAACTTCAACCCCCAAAGTTACACAAACGCGGTGTCGCATCTATGCGTTCGGGAGAATGTATCCCCTACCCCTAGCTCTGTCGTAGCCCGCAAACTGCGGACCAGGTTGACAAAGACTCAACAGGCGGTGAAACAATTCAAGTTTGAGACTCAAGTCCTCAATGAGGTCGTTAAGAAAGAAATCGACTCACTCTATAACGAAGTGTGAATCGGGACTGCTCTAACCTAAGGCTGGTACACGTCGTACCGCTGAAGTACCCAAATCCTTTATAGGAGGTAGGAATATGGTCTTTGACCATAAACTTCAGGGAACAATTTGTCACAGACTTTCGGTGTTTGGAGTACCCGCGGTCTATCATAAGGCTTTTGCTTCTATGGTCGATCGTTGGGTTCATTGCTCTGGTGTAGAGTGGACTGTTAAGAGGTTGAAATCTCTTAAGGTCGATCTCTACCGGAACCGAAGTGGTTTACCACTCCTCACCCCTGCAGCTAAGACCAGCAAAGGTCAGCTGAAAGGTGTGGTCGGTTCGCTGTTTAGGTACGCCATGAAGAGTGAACGGAACTTTCAATCCGTTGTCCACACTCTAATGGTTTACTCCCTATTCAAGCATCACAAACTTAGTAATGCCCAAAAGGAGAAGTTTGTTACAGCAGTTAATGCTGCAACAGCTAAGTACCCGACAGAATTCCTTAAAGACTTTGCAATCTTTATGGAAGACCAAAGTAATAGGAAGATTGAAATCGGTGTACCAACACCGATTGTCTTCCACCGTGGATCAGAGAGCAAAAAGGCTCCGGTACTGGACAATAGAAGTATTGCCCAGGGTAATGCAGGTTTAACTGCATTGACGTATTTCGCTACAGACGCACATTTTGGTCTGTTCCAGAAATACCCGTCCCTTTATGGTCCGATATCGGAAGGGGTTGATATCAACTCCTTTAAAGAATCGGTCCGAAGTGCAGATATCCCCCACAATGGGGAGATACTCGGTGGAGAAGTCCACTTCCTTCAAGAACCTGGTCTGAAGTTGCGAGCAATCGCAAGCCCATACCTAGTTCACCAAAAGGCTTTACAACCTCTTGGGAAGGCACTTTACTCTTTTATGCCCAGTCTCCCTTGGGACTGTACGCATAACCACAAGAAACCTGTTTCTCATGTTCAGCAGCATCTCTCCAGCGGTAGAATGGTCCACTCTGTGGACCTGTCTAACGCAACTGATTATTTCCCTTTGGAAGTTCAGTTTGTGGCTTTGCGAGCCTTAATTGGAGACCATCCCTCCATTGATCTCTTTGCAGAGATTTCTCGGGCCAAATGGATATCAACCATTGGCACGATTGAATGGAAGCAAGGCCAGCCCTTGGGTCTTTACCCAAGTTTTGCTAGCTTTGGCATAACACATGGTTACATCCTCGCATACCTCCC